GCTGAATAGGTACTTCTGTGTGGTCGCTGTTGTAGCTGATACACGAATCTTACGAAGCGGTGCGAGATAGCCATAATAAGGGCTAGCGGTGTTCTGTGGGTTGAAGTAAGACAATGGATCTAATACGCGGATAACGGCGTTGCCAGCCTCGTAAGTGTCGCGCTGGATATTGCGACCACGGGTAATGCTGATGTGATAGACGTTAGGGGTAAGGTCGATGATTGGTTCTGGAAGGCTCGAAGTACCAAGGGTATTAGTACCAAGGATTCCGTATTTAGGGTCGCCAATAACGAACCCGTTATATCCGAAGGTTGCCCCTGCCGAGTAGTCAAAGGAGACCGATATGGCTGCTGGTAATGCCATTACCCGAACATACCTGCGATTCTTCCGATTTGGCTAGGTGATCCTGAAAGGCTTGCTAACTGTGTGCCGTTCTGAATCTGTGCAATTAGTTCTTGCTCCTTGATAACTGAACCCTGCACGGTCACGTTAATGACTGGCTGGTTAGCGTTAGGGTTATATGAAAGACCAGTCATGACGTTGTACGAAATCATTGGCTCAACCGCTGAAACGTTTGTGCTTGGCATTGGCGCAGGAGTCGCCGTAGCACTTGGAGCGTTTGGTGCAGCTTGTCCTGTAATGATTGAGGCAGCCTTACCAGCAAGGTATGAAAGATAAGCATCTAGATACTCGAAAGGATTGCGAGCGTTTGGAAGAGCCGAAAGGAACTTAGATAGGTTGCCTGTTGAATCCTGCGCAGCAAGAATTTGGTCTGTGAGCTTCTTAGCCAAGTCCACGTTCTCGTTAAGCAAAGCTAGTTGCGCTTCTACGCGTAGTTTCTCTTCAGCTGATAACTTGCCTTTGAGTGCTGCGACCAACTGAATCTGCTCTAAGTCAAAGACTGTGCCAGCCTTCTTAAGTGTGGCTTGCTTCTTGAGTTCTGCTGTGTTGGTCTTTTGCGCCTTTGTGAGAGCCGTAGAAGCCTTAATCTGGGTCTTGGCAATAGTTGTCTGCTGCTTGGTTGTATCTGCCGCCATCTTCTGTGGCTTGACCTTAAGGATACCGCCTAGTGATCCAATGAAATCAAAGAATCGGTACAACTTAACCAAGCCTTCAACTGCGAAACTGACGGTAGTTACAAGAGCGTTGATTGCCTGGGTAATGCTTTCGATGGTCTTAACCGCGTCTTGAACTGATTGTCCACCACCAGCACGGGCAAAAGCATCAACGAGACCTTTGCCGATTGACTCTTTGGCGTTATCTGCTGCCACGGTAAGAACGTCTAACTTGCCAGCATAGGTGTCTAGATAAGCCGCTGAAGCCCCAGAGAACTGCTTATTAAGGATTGTGAGGACTTCGCTGAAAGATTTGGTCTTGAGTTGAGTCTGGGTAAGCCCTGTGTTGTATTTCTTGAGTCCTCGAGTAATTCCGACGTAACCGTTAGCAAGGTCTTGGGAGACGGTTGCAAGGTCAATGCCAGAACCGCGAGAAATATCCACAGCATCATTAAGAAGGGTATAGGCAGTACCAAGGTCTTTGGTAGTTGTAAGTAATGCTTGGAAGGCTGGACGAAGTTGCTCATCGACAATGCCAGATGACTTTTCAAGTCCCGAGATAAACTTTGTAATCTCTGGGTTGGCGTATGCCATGCCTAGATTATCAACCGCCTTAGCCAAGCGGATAGTCGCTGCCTGATCTTCAGCAAAAGCCTTGACCGCAGCCTTTCCAAAATTAACTACAGCGCGAGTGCCATAAGCAACGCCAAGAGAGGTGGCAAGAGTTTTGATGTTCTTGTTAAGTTTAGCGGCAGCGGTTTCAGCTTCTTTGAAGCCCTTGAGGTCTGCCTTTGAGTCAATAAATATGCCGACATTTTCAGTAGCCATTACGCTGCCTTTCCAAGAGTCTTTGCAGCTGAACGCGCATAGAATTCGCTAATGGTTTTATCTATTGCCTTCATGACGATATTGTGTGCGCGACCTTTATCTTCTGCCCAAGCGCGATAAATAAGGCGACCACGACCCTGAAGGCTTGAGACCAACGGTGGTAAATTGTCGATAAACTGCTGACCCGCTTTAGGGTTATTAGATCGTGAAACGCCCTTGCCTGTACCGCCAGCCTTAGGGCCGACCCAGTTCTGACCGTTAGCGTTCTTGCGCCCTGCGGTCTCATAGATTGCACCAACGGCAGACTTATTCTTAATCGAAGCCATCGAGGTAAAGCCGTTTTTAGATTTCTTGCTTACAGTTGTGGAGTAAGTAATACCGCGCTGAATTGCTTGCGCGTTATATGTAGGGAATCGTCCTTCTGAAAAGGAACGCGCTGCCCAGCCACTCATCGGTGATTCCGCTGGCACATAACCTCGAGCTGCGCGGACAACTGGCTTAAGACCAGAGGCCATCTCTTTGCGAAGATTCTTTTCGAGGTCAGGAGCGAAACGGCGTAAAGCCTTGCGAAGTTCGGTGTTACCGCTTATTTCTACGGTTGGCATCTTCCCTCGCTTTCGATATGTCCTTCAACAGTTGGACGTGATACTTAAATACCATCGGAGAAAGTTCCACGATGGAGTTGAACGGAACCCCGAACTCGTAACTCAGTTGAGTCGCAAGATAGGTGACGGAGTTCCGATCTACTCTAAAGGGTCAGACTCTAGAACCTCAACTGACTTGAGTGTTTCTAAGAATCCTTCCCCGAAAGGTTTGACCGTTACACCTGAACGGCGCATTGATTCCCAGCAGAGCCAGTAAATATCTGACTGCTTCTGGTCTTCTAGAAGTGCCTTATGAAAGCCCTTCTTGGCGTACTGCTCGAACGCGAATTCAATCAACGGAGTGATTTCATAATCAGTCGTTGTGTTGTCTGACGTTGTAACCCTTAGCTTTGCCATTTTTAGCCCCTTACTTGGTTATTAGAATGTGCCTGTTGTTGCTACTGCGACTGTACCAGAGACGTTCCAAGTTACTGACTGTGTTGAAAGGTCACCAGTAGCACCGTTAATGTCGGTAGTACCGTTGATAAGCGCAGTCATTGTGTAAAGAGGGTTAGTTGCTGATACTGCTGTTCCCTTATTCTGAAGGAGAACTACAGTTACGTTTGTTCCCCACGCAGCTTGAAGTGTCTGAAGGACAGACGCTGTTGCTGTGTCGTTAAGGAAGTCAAGTGTGATAGATGATGCTTCAAGTCCCTTGATGAACTTATGACCTGAATCACCCATCGCTGTTACTTCGAGTTCATCGAAGTTGCGGTTCAAAGTGATGTTGTTAACGTGGTCGCTTAGATCGACTGAATTGACCTTAACGCCTACGCCATTGTTTAGAAATACTGCCATTTAGGTTATTCCTCGTCTTTCTTGGACTTTGTTGCTGGCTTTTCAACCTGACCGATTTTGGTCAGGAAGTCTTTTTGTTCTTTTTCCCACTCTGACATATCTGTCATGTTTAGCTCCAACTCGTTACTAGGCTTATTTGCATCTCGCAGCTCAAGAGATCACCTGACGCTACCGAGAGAACTTGAGGTTGGGAGACTGCTCCCACGTTATAGGAAATAGTGTCGTTTTCTGTTGCCGCGAATAGCGCGTTGAACATTGTTACGACTGCGTTTTCGATACCTTGCAAGTTTCCCTGATTATCAAATAAAGGTACTGTAATAAGTAACTTGAAGTTGGCTGTTGGTCCTACAGAAGCCCATGAGTCATTGGAAGGCTCGAGATATGGATCATCAGGAATAATGACTACGGAATTAGCCTGAATGGTTTGGGGCGGGTAAGCAAATACTTGGTAAGTCGTGTTCTGTGTTAGTGCAGTCGCAAGCGTCTGACGAAGGGTAGATACTGCTGGGACAGTCATTAGCCAATCATCGCCCTTGGATTACGGTACGGTGCGATAAGACCGTTAACCTTAGCGAGCATAGCCGCGCCTAGGCGGTATGGAGAAGGTGTGTAGCCATCTACTGATACGCCACCGCTAGAAGGTGCTTGACGGGCTTGCCACACGTCCACAGCAAGCATAAGAGCTGCTTGACGGATTGCTGGTGTTGCTGCGTAGCCAGTTTCTTTGGTGTCTTGCCCCGCGACAGTTCCATAAGGTACAACGAGTCGATAGTTTTCGTCTGGGACGTTGTTGCCTGAAATTGTGTATTGAATTAAAGAATAACCCTTAGGGAATGTGTAATAGGTATAAGGGAAGAAGTAAGTAAAAAGCGGGAATGACCCAGAGCCTTGGCTCCATGGGTAAGTTGCTGTGATTGTATGTGAGCCGTTATATCGAGCCCCAACATTGTTGGTGACAACTGTCTGACCAGCGGTGAAGCCGATTGGTGATGAGATCACTAAAGTTGCAACCTTGTCTTGAATTGTGCAACCAATAACAGGAAGTTGATTGAACCAAAGATATTGGTTAAGAGTATCTTCTGCGGTCTGGCAAGCAAGTTCGAGGTCTGCATCTGAATAGAGCGTACCAACGCCAAGGACAGAGCGAAGCTCGTCGTGCGTTACATATGTTGCTGCCATGGTTTCCTTTCTAAGACCGAACGGGCGGGGAAGGGCTCTGCCCCGCCCGTCGGCGTACTAGATTCGTCTCTTAGACGAGGTTGAAGCGACGAACGCCAGCAGGGATTGTGACCTTACCTGCGCCGTAGCCGTAGATTGCTGTCTGGACAGCCATGTTTGAAACAACGTTAACAGAGAAGAAAGCCTCTGGTGTTTCAAACCACATTGCTGTTTCAGGAGCGATAATGAACGCTGACTCATCAACGAGACCAGTTGTAACGTTCTTGTCAACGAAAAGGTCGAGTCCGAGGACGTTACCCTTGATTGAAGTTGGCTTTGAATCACCAGCTGCGTTCCAAGGCTGTGAAGCGTTGTAGATTGGGCGACCTGTTGTATCTGTGTAACCCATGATTGTTGACCACCATGTTGGGTTAACGACGATGTTAGACGCG